GTCAAGGGCGGCGTTGAGGTCACAGTGTACGAGCTGGTCTGTGCGGCGTTTGGCAACCCGACGGAGATGACAGACATCACCCAGTTGACGGCGGATGCCATCCTGCAGCGCCACGGAATGAAGGTCCGCGGCGATCGGCTGCTGCTGTCCAACAACTCGAACGAGCTGCGCCGACTGATGGCCGGCACGTCGTTTGAGGCCGATTACCGCGGTGTGCTGCTGCGGGTTCAGGGCGCCGACCGCAACGACAACAAGCCGGTCAAGTTCTCGGGTGTGCAGAACAAGTGCATTGGAATCCCGCTGGGGCCTATCGTCACCGGAGACGGGCGAGAACCGGCGTTTTGATCACGGGCCCTGCGGGGCCTTTTTTTTGGCCTGGCGGTGCGTGGGTGTTGGCTGGCGAGAAAAAGCCCGCGATGGGCGGGCTGGTGGGGTGGGTGGGGTGTTGTGCGCGTTCAGCGCTTCCCCCAGATCAAATGCGCAACACCGGCCATCACCAGCATGCCGATGGCCGAAACGCCGGTGTCGTTGAAGATGCCCGGCTGGTCGAGTTCTCGGATGAGGTGAATGATCAGCGTCAAGGCGCCGGCAATGAAGGTGATGGTGGTGAAGAAGTTCATGGTGTGGTGTGGGTGGTTGATCAAAACGGCGCCGGTTCGCCCTGCGGCTGAGTGGGCTGGCGGCGCTGCTGGTTGGTGTGCTGCTGAGCCCGACGGATCAGGTCAGCGGTCGCGCGCTCGAATGGCCAGTGTTGCGCCCACTCGCGCAGGATGTCTTCGCTCGGTGGGCTGCGGCGTTGGCTGGTGGTGGTGGTCATGCCGCCTCACCCTTCACGAACGACCACCCGCGTCCGTCACCATCGGGCGGGCCTGCGTCGCTGGGCTCGTGCACTGGCAGCGGTGCGGCCTTGGCTGCGCGCACGCGGCCTGCCGCTGACGTGGCTTTGTCGAACCAGGTGGGTACCGGAGACTGGTCGGAATTCGGCCGCATCGGCATGATCATGGCCACGGCCTGCGGAACGTCTTCGCTGACAACTACAGTCGGCTCCCACTCTCCCGATTGGAGGATGCTGACGCCGGCGCCAAAGGCGTTGCCAGCCGCTTTGGAAAATGCACGCGATACGGTTTTGACGTACTCGGATCTGAGCTTGCAAACAACGCCGCTTTGCTTCGCGCTTTTCAACACAGACAAGACATCCGGGTATTTTTTGGCGCCGCCAGGCAGCTCCCAGGGGCTATGCTTTGCTTCTGGCTCCAAGTCCACACCGGGCTGGATGTAGACCTCGCGCATCTCCGTGGGGGTGACACCGGTCTTCGTCTCGATCACCGTCAGTCGGTCGCCCACGATGGTGACAGCGCGCAGGTGGGTGTTCTTGCGGCAGGCGGCCACGAGTTCTGGCGTGACCCGAAGGACGACCGGGCGCTCGCATTCAGCGCTGCCGTCCTCGCGCCAAAGTCCAAGTATGGGGCCGTTGGCGCCTGCAAAGAGGACGCCGCCGCCTTCGTCGGTGGTCATGGCGCGTACAAAGACGCCGTTGAGGTACCAATGGATGTCACTGCTGGCCATAAATGGCGCCGTAAAAGCGATGGCCCGGGCTGGTATGTTGAGTTTCATGATGTTGTGGGTCGGTGGTGGGGTTAGCTGAAATAAACGAAGCCCCACGCAGCCAGCGCGGCACCCAGCAGCACGGCCAGGGCGGTGTCGGCGAAGCGCTCCCAGCGCTCGGGCTTGGGGTTGGTGAGGTCTGCGTTTTGTCGGAAGTTCATGGTGATGGCCGGGCCTGTACCGGCTGGTGTTGATCGCACTGGCAAACCCTCGGTGAGGGCTTGGCGGTGGGGTCAGGCGGCGCGGCGGGCTGCAATCAGAGCGTCGTCTGCAGCCTTCCAGGCGTCCGGGTTTTCAACCGGCACCCACTGGTCTGCATCTTTGCGGGTCAAAAAAGCGAACAGCTTGGATTGCTCGCATTTTTCGCAGCGGTCTGTTTCGGCCTTGAAGCCTGCCCAGCTGGTAGACATCGGGGTGCGCAGGATGTTGCGACCGCACGCCGTCTTGCTGGCCATGCCGCCGCCGGTGCTGTGAAGATGCATTTGAAGGGCCATGTTGTTTACTCCGGTTACTGCTTGCTGTTGCCTCTATTATTAATCAAATATGAGTCGCCTTGTTGTTGTATTTGCGCAAATTTGAGCAACCAACTATCACGCTATCACGCGGATGATAGTGTGATAGTGCGCTATCACTGGGTGCGGTGCGTAGCCGACACCAAGGTGACTCGGAACCACCCGTTCTTCATGTCACTGAAGGAAAATCGGCGTCCGAGTTGTGCGCTGTACGAACTGCACAGGGCGGCAACATTGCCGGCCAGACACCGTGGGCCTCGCTCCATCTCGCACCAGTCGCCGACCTTGGTCATGAGACGGAACGGGATGCAAGGTCGCCCGGTGTTGTAGTGCCTCTTGCCGGATTTGTCGTAGAAGGCATCAACGCGTGGCATGGTCATGATGCGTCCTTGATGCGAACGACCAGCATGGCGCCGTCATCCTGAATCCTGCAGCGGATCTTCCACTCCATCTTCAGGCCGAACTGGTGGACGGCCATTCTCAGACGCTGGTGGTCCTTGCGCGGCAGATCAAACCGGATCTCGCCGACCTCAACCAGTCGCTCAAGTCCGTATTTTGTCGGCCGCCGCGAGGCGCTCACCAGTGGCGTGGCCTGGCGCTCAGCGTCGGTGGCCGGCATCCTTGTGACACGCAAGCCGTCGCTATCGACGGTGCACCGGAAGGCCCGACCAGACCCATCGCGGTTGCGATACGAGGCCATGCGGCGCACCGCGGCGTGCTCTGGAATGCCGACTTTGAAGACGTGTGATTCGCCCACCGCCAGCCCATCCATCTCGCCGTAGCGAAGTGTGCTAACCAGGTTTGCGCCGCGCTCCATGATCAATTGCGATCCTTCGAGCCTCGTCGTGAGGCCGATTTTTTTGCGTCGGGCGAAAGACTCGACGTAGTTTTTCAACTGGCCGGCGCTCGGCGGGTCGATCTCGACTGATTTGGGTTGGCCGGGTTGGAGTTGCAAAACGGCTCGGCGAAGGGTGAGTTCAGTGTCAGACATGGCTTCTTGGTGGTCCTGGTTGCGGGTTTTCGGTAGCTGTCTTGGTCGCGGTAACCTCAACAGCCGCAAGGGTTTTTGAGTTTTTGGGCTTCCCGATATTTATGGGTTACTCAACGCGAGGGTGGCAGAGATAGACAAAAATGTGCGTCATAAAAATAAACAAATGAAAATTTTATAAGTAAGCTATAACACCCTCTCCTATAATAATAATAACTATTATTTTATATAGATTGGTAGTAGTAGGGGTAAAAGCCTTTTGCCGGTTGAACTTTTGTCCGTTACCGAGCGGGAACCGTCGGTAACGGCATCGGTCACTGCTCACGGGTCACGTAGACGCAGCCAGCGCCAACAGTCACCGAGAAACGCTTGCCCAGGTCGCGGCCCTTCGAACTGGCCATGGAGCGAACGCTTGAGGCTGTGGCCTGCTCGCTGAGCACGGTGAACGAGTCTTCGACCTCCATCGTGCGCCATGGGTACTTCTCGCGGGGACCGCGTTGGGGCGTCTGCTGCAGGGGTTTGTGTTTGAGTTGAGGCATCTGCACTCCTTGTTTGGTGGAGTGTGAATTATAACAATATATGTGCGTCATACGTAAGATACATCTACGGTCTTCACGCAAAGTCACGCGTTGCTGCTTGCTCAAATCTGGGTTTTTTCGTCTAGAATTGCACAAATACGATCAAGCGGACCCCAAAAATGGTTGAATACTTCGCGAATCCAGACGTGCCAGGGCGCACGTTTTTCAGGTGTGATCGCATGCGCGCCGTGCTGTCCACCGAGTCGTGTTCGGCTATGTGGCGTAAGGCTGACGACCTCGACGATGGCGCAAGAAACAGCTGCAGGCTGTGCCCGGTGGGGGCTGTGCACGCTGGCGAGGTGGCTGCATCGATGTCTCCGCTCAAGGGCACACTGACCTGTGCGCGCTGCCATCGCACGGCCGGGCGGCTGATCGGCGGCATGGTGTGTGTGAGCTGTTACAACAGACAGCGCGAGGTGCTGATCGGCCGCAATGCCAAGGGCACGTCACCTGTGAAGCTGTGCGCGCTCGACACGCGGCGCCTGCGGTACCGCCATGGCGACGACGTGCGCACGCTGCGACTGCGGCACACGGTGGACACCGACGAGCTGCTGGTGGCGGTGCTGCGCGACAGCAAGAGCCAGGTGGTGTTCGCGTTCAACAGTGCACCGCCGGCGGCCGTGCGTCAGGCCCGGTTGTGGTAGCCCGTACCGAGCCAGCGCAAGGCTGGGCCATCACCGACCATTGCTGCCGCGTGTGCTTCGGTCGCGTGCTGGTGCGTGAGACCTTCGATCGCAAGCGGGTGTACCGGTGTGCGTGTTGCGGCATTGAGGCTGAGGGCCGCACTGAGGCTGCGATCTGTTCATGCGGGATCAAGCTCAAGACCGGCGTCGATGCTGGGATCCGATGCGGCGTGAACCACGACAAGAGCCCTGAATGGCCCGCGCAGATTACCGCGGTGCAGATCCAACCACCGACCGTAAAATGATTGTCAATCTGAATACGGGCGCGCGAAACGCCTTTAGCTGTAAGGCTTTTCGCGTTTTGCTGATGCGCTTCGGGCGCAACTAGGGCGCACTGACGTAATCCGAAATGAACAAAAATTATCCCCGCATGAAGTGCGCCATCTGCAATCGGCCCATGGCGCGCGCTGCAGCCCTCAAGGGTGGCTACCCCGTGGGGCCGGTCTGCGCGGCTGCTGCAGGCCTGATTCCGGGCCGTGGCGGGGCACCCTCGAAGGCTGGCAAGCCTGCCGCTGGCGACGGTGGCCACGCCGACCTGTTCCGCGATCCTTTTACCCTCGACCTTTTTCAAAACGTATGAATTCACCCTACACATTGCACCTGGGCGACTGCCTCGAAACTCTGCGCGGCATGGCCGACAACTCGGTTGACGCCTGCGTATCGGACCCGCCCTATGGCCTGAGCCAGCACAGCCCTGAAAAGGTGCTGGAGTGCCTGAAAGCGTGGCTTGCTGGTGAGGTGTACCAGCCAAAGGGCAAGGGCTTCATGGGCAAGTCCTGGGACGCATGGGTGCCCGGCCCGGAGGTGTGGCGCGAAGTGCTGCGCGTGCTGAAGCCCGGCGGCCATGTGCTGGCATTCGCTGGCACGCGAAGCATGGACCTCATGAGCATGGCAATCCGGCTGGCCGGGTTCGAGCTGCGCGACAGCATCGGTTATGCGAATGACGGGGGCGGGGCGCCGCTGCTGGCCTGGACTTTCGGGTCAGGATTCCCGAAAAGTCACGACGTTTCAAAAGCCATCGACCGGGAGGCGGGCGCCGACCGCGAGGTGGTTCTTTCTGTGAAGGCTGGCCGATCAGGAAGTGAGGATGAAACGCAGTCCGGCGGTCGAAACTACCGGCATGGTGACGACAGAAGCATCACTGCCCCCGCCACCGAAGCCGCCAGCCAGTGGCAAGGCTGGGGCAGCGCCCTGAAACCAAGTTTTGAGCCCATCATTCTCGCCCGCAAGCCGCTGGTGGGGACGTTGGCCGGTAACGTGCTGGAGTGGGGGACTGGTGGGCTGAACATCATGGCTTGCCGCGTACCCACTTCTCAGGATGGGTCTCGTAGTAGTCACGCCGATAGCACTTGCGGCACATCATCTTCGCGTGAGGCTTGCCAAACAATCCGCACCGAGGGCAAGAGCAATCATCCTTCACTTGACGCTTTACGCGAGCGTCATAGTGACCTTCCTTCCAATGATCTGCAACGTGAGATCGTGCATCAACAATCTCAAGGTTTTCAGGGCGATTGTCATACTTCACGCCATTCCTGTGGTGAACATGTTCATGGCGCGCCAGTTCGCGACCAAGAATCTGCGCAGCAACAATACGGTGAACACGAACTTCTTTGCCTTCATGCCACTGGACCTGATAACCCTTTGAGTCAATCCACATACACTACTCCAAATCAAATTAAACATGCTGTGCAGTGTAGCATAAATACAGGCCGCTGGCCGGCCAACCTGATCCACGACGGCAGCCCGGAGGTGGTGGCGTGGTTTCCGGTGAACAAGGCTGGTAGCGCCGCCCGATTTTTTTACACAGCCAAGGCCAGCCGCAAGGATAGGGATGAGGGGCTGGGTGAATTCGAGCTCAAAGAGGCTGGCGTCAAAAACGAGTCAGATCGTGGTTTCTTTGAGTCCGACCCGCATCGAAAGATCATGCGTGCCAACACCCACCCCACCGTCAAACCCACCGACCTAATGGCCTACCTGGTGCGCCTGATCACCCCACCCGGCGGCATCGTCCTGGACCCCTTCATGGGCTCTGGCAGCACCGGCAAAGCCGCCATGCGCGAAGGCTTCCGCTTCATCGGCTGCGAGCTGAGCCCCGAATACCTGGCGATCGCCGAGGCCCGCATCGCCCACGAACTGGCAAAGATCGAAGCCGCCCGGGCGCCCGCCCCACAATTCGACCTCTTCGCTACCCCATGACCAAACAAGCCTACCGAGCCGTGGTGCTCAAAGCCATGCCAGGCACGCAAGCCGAGATCCGTGAGCGCACGGGCCTGTCCGTGGCCGTCGTGTCGCGGTGGTCGGCCGACCTGCTTGACGCTGGCGAGGTGCACATTGCCAGCTGGCAGCGACACGCGAACGGCGGGCCGTTTGCCATGGTCTATGCGCCAGGCGCCGGACGCAACGCGAAGCCACCGAAGCCCATGACCGACGCTGAGCGCACGCGGCGCATGCGTGGCCATATGCGGCGGTCTGGCGAGTGGGAGCACCGCAAGGCGATGCAGCGCGCCCGGTATCGGGCTGATGCGCCTGTGCGGGATCCGTTGACGGCTGCGCTGTTCGGGGCGGCGTGACAGCACACTGGCGCCATGGAAGACACCGCACCCTACCGCCTGCCGGATCCCGGCAACCATCCCGCCGTCATCGCTGAACGCGTGATGCGCATGCCCGAGCACCAGCACCTGGTGGACAACGAGATCGAAATCGATTGGCTGATGCGCACCGGCGAAAAGATCAAGGGCGGGCGCCAGGTGCTGGGCAGCGTGCACGAGCCCACGTGCCAGGGCGAGTTTCGCGACCTGTTCCAGTGGATGCTGGAGGGCCTGTTGGGGCGCCTGCCGCGGTTTCTGGTGATCCTGGACGACGCGTACTGGAAGGCCGCAAGCCCGCGCGATCGTGAGATTTTGGTTTTCCACGAGCTGGCGCACATTCAGCACAAGCTCGATCGGTATGGCGCGCCGCGTTTCGACAAAGACGGCCTGCCGGTCTACGGGCTCAATGGGCACGACGTCGAAGAATTCACGTCGGTGGTGGCCCGCTACGGAGCCTACAACGACGATGTGTCGCGGTTCGTCGAAGCAGCGAGGGGCGCCTGATGTGGCCGCCCGTTGCCGTGTGGCTGTGGTGGCGTGCCGTGCTGGGTGCACCGAGCCTGCCGAATCCAAACGCCCCAACTGATCAAAATTGATTGATAATCGAAGCGCGTGCCGGGCGCTTCCCGGTGGATATTGGAGAACCCATGGCTTCTAACAAAAAACAGTCAGACGCTTTCAACGGCGCATGGACGCCTGTCACTATTTCAGGTCACGTCAGTGTTTCTGGCGTCTTGTCCATGCTTGAGAAGAACGGCTATCTCGAACTTCAAGAGACCAACGACGGGTACGTGGTGTTCCCTTCATGCCGCGAGTACGCTGCTGGACAGCAATCTGGCGAGGCAATCGCTGGGTGGCGCATCGCTCAGGAAATGCGCGTTTTGTTTTGCGCTCTGGTCCAGCTTGGAAAAAAAGGCGACTCTTCCGCATACTGGGCGATGGTGAAAATCATCCAGAACAACCTGTCTCAGTATGTAAATTTTGAGGAAGAAGACTGGGCTATCTTTCGGGGTGACTGGCCCAAGAAAAAAATGGCAGACGCCACCGACCCAGAAGCCGCCACCGACACGCAGGACGCATCATGACGGGCCCGACATCAAACGATCTGAACATCGCCCGGGCCGCCGGCACCATCGCGGCCCATGCTGGAGACGCCCGCGATTCATGCCTGTGGGAGTCCGGCCCGATGCGTGACGCCTGGATGGCCGCCTGGATGGCCGCCTACGATGCGCACGCTGGCGAGCCGCTGCACAAGGTGCTGCCAGCTGGTGGCCCGCTGCACCCCGTGCTGCGCGACATGCAGGCGCTGGACGCTGAAGGGCGGGCGCTGTGAACCTCATGAACTTCCTCAACGCCGGCGCCAGGCACGCACCCAGCGACGCCGACCGGCAGCAAGCCGCCATCAACGAGGCCGCCGAGGCAAGCCGTGCGCAGTGGCTCAACGCCTTGCTGGTGGACGAGCTGCGCGCCTGGGAGCAGATCGGCGACCGTGACCCGGCGGTGATTTACTCGATGTCGTCGATGCTGACGCTGGCCGGCTTCGTGCACGTCTACGACAAGCGCAACGCCGACACGCCAGACATCCGCGTCATCCGTGGTGCGATCAGCGCTGCGGAACAATGCACAAAGCGCGGTTGCCGGGTGTCGGCTGACGATGCGCGCGCTTTCAGTGCTGCGTGCGATCGGGCTCAGCAGATCATCAACCACGGCAGTGTGGCGGCCATCGTGCACGCGGCCCAGTCGATGCGCGCGCTTGTGGGGCTGGCGGCGTGACGTGATGCTGTGGCCATGGTGGTTGAACCCGGCGACGAATCCGAAGACCTGGTGGGCGGCATTCCGGTGCTGCCTGCCTGGGTTTGCTACACGTGCGGCCTCGTGTTCGATGCCGGCAAGCCCGACGCGTGCCCGGTGGGCGCCGTGGGCTGCAGCGATCTGCTGGCGGAATCAGAGTAAAGATCTGAATACAACCGGCCGCAAACCCGCGCAGCTGCTGGGTTTCATGGTTCCGGCGGGCCGTCCGGGCGCAACGCGGGCGCATCGGTGACAGTAATCGGTGATAGTCTCGTGACGCTATCATCGCGCCATGGCCGAACATCCTCAAAAAGCTGAATTCCTCGAAGCCGTCACCCTGCACCTGGAAAAGGTGGGCGCCAACAATTGGAAGATGGTGCTTGAGCGGTTCCCCGACATCCCCGAGCCGACCAAGTGGCGGTGGATCCGCATCGCCAAAGGCGCGGACGTCCCCAAGCCCCAGCTGATCAACGCGAAAGCCAGGATCGTGCAGAAGGTCAAGAAGGCCGGCGGAACCGACCGACAGCGCGAGGCCCGGGCCAACAAGACCGAGAAAATCGCGATGCACCTGCCGGCGGCGCCCAGCCCCAACTACATTGCGAAGACCGGTGAATCGGGCCTGCAGAACCTCGACTTCGTGGCCGAGATCCACGCGCTCTATGGCGACGCCCAGATGCTGCGTGCCTACGCCATGAAGACCCGCGCGGACCCTGAGACCGGTGAACTGGTGGAGGTCATCAACAACCCGGCGGCCTTCGACAAGTCGATCGTGCGGCGCGCTGGCCTGCTGGAGACCGCTATCAAGGCGGTGCAGGAGGTGTGGGATCTGCGCCAGATGCAGAACTTCTACGAGATCGTCATCGATGAGATCGGCCGCGAGTCACCGGAGACGCAGAAGCGGATCATGGTGCGGCTGGCTGAGCTGAACAGCCGACAGGGCATGACGATGAGCATGAAGGTCTGACATGGCGTTCGCTCAAAACGGCCGGGCCTACAAGCCAACCGGCGCCGGCCGCGGCAACCGGCGCGCGCTGCCCGACTTCAGCATGGGGCTCACCGAGGCCATCGCTGAACTGGAGAAAAAAACCGGCTTCAAGCTGGACACGCGCGAAGTCATCCCCGACGGCATGACCTTTCGCGAGTGGTGCGAGCACCTGGGACGCGGCACCAAGCCCGACAGGTCCGACGGCCTGAAGGTGGACGGCAAGCCCTTCACGCTGGACGACCGGCCGGCCATGGCCTGGATCTATGACCAGATCCCCAGCACGCGCGAAGAGGCCTACCGCTACGTGCTGGTGCTGATGAAGTGCGCACAGGTGGGCTTCACCGTCATGGAAATGCTGGCGACGATCTACCTGGGCATCAAGTTCGGGCCTTGCATCGTGGGCATGTTCCTGCCCGACATGAACCTGGCGGGCCTGAAGTCGAGCGAACGGTTCATGCCGATCGTGCGCAGCGTTCCCAGCGTGCACGAGCTCATGACGCAAGACGCGGCCGATGGATCCGGGCGCAAGAATGGCGAGGGCAACGTCAACCGGCGGCGCATCGATCAGGCGCTGTTCATCTTTTCGTGGACGTCGGGCCGGGCGACAACCGAGTCGATTCCGATGGACGTCCTGAGCTTCGATGAAGTGCAGGAGATGACGCTGGAGCAGATCGAAAAGACTTACGAGCGCGTGAGCGCCAGCCAGCTGCGTTTCATGCTGATGGGCAGCACGGCGAACTGGCCCGATGCCGACATCGATTTTTGGTACAAGAAGGGCACGCGCCACCGCTTTCACTCGAAGTGCCCGACGTGCGGCGCCGCGAAGCCGCTGGACGACTATTTCCCCCAGTGCATCAAGTACGACAGCGACCGCGACATCTACCGGTACGTGTGCGAGAACGGCCACTACCTGGTGGACACCCAGCACGGCGAGTGGATAGCCGAGGTGCCCGAGCGCGACCGCGGGCCCGAGGTGGACGTGCCGCTGAAAGAGCGCCGGCTGCGGATCCGCTCAATCCACTTCCCCCAGTTCCTGAGCCCGACGATCAGCGCCGATGAAATCATCACGGCGTTCAACGGCGCGACGGACATGAAGAACTTCTACAACCGGAAGTTGGGCAAGCCGTACCTGGACCCGTCACAAGTGCCGGTGACCCTGGAGCACCTGGCGCAGTGCGTCGAGGCTGGCAAGCGGGCGGGCGTGCAGTGGAAGACGCGCGCGAGAGGTGCGTACATGGGCATCGACCAGATGGGCCAGTACAACGTGTGTGTCATCAAGGAGCGGCTGCCCGACGGCCGCCAGGCGGTGGTGCACGTCGAAGAGGTGTTCAGCGAAGATCCTTTTGCCCGATGCGACGAGCTGATGGTTCAGTACGACATCGCCGTGTGCGTGCTGGAGATCAACCCCAATTACTCCGAGGCCAAGCGCTTTGCGAACAGGCACAAGGGGCGTGTCTTCCTGTGCGACAGTTTCGGGTCCATGAAAGAGGGAATGATCGTTTGGGGCGACGCTCCAAAGTTGGACGTGAGTGAGCGTCGGACGGATGAAGGCGAGCGAGACCGCTACACCCTCAGAATGGATCAATACAAGTGCATGCAAGTGAGTATGTCCCGATTCACGGCAAAAGAGCCCATGTGCCTGTTCCCGGATCCGCAGGGACTGGTGCAGGACGTGACCGAGAAGGGCAAGACCCAGACCATGGCGGTGCTGCCGCGGGCGTTCCACCACTTCACGAAAACCGCGCTGGTGGCCGAGAAGGACGAGGAAACGAACCAGTTCCGCCGGCGCGTGGTGAAGGTCGGCATCGATCCGCATTTCAGCTACGCAAATATGCTGACCGACGTGGCCTGGGCGCGCTCGCACGGCACGGCCACATTCATCATCCCCGAGGGCGGCAGTGAGGTGCTTGAGATGCGCGACAAGGCGGAACAGATGAACATGCACGGCCTGCCGACGGCGGTGGCCAAGATGATCGAGGACATGCCGGCGGGCGACGTGTGCGGGCGCTGCAGCGCGTTCGATGCCGAGGCGGGCATGTGTGAGGACCGCGGGCTGCGCGTGGGGCCCAAGGATCCGAAATGCGTGCTGTTCGTCGCGCGGGCGTCGTGAGGTGCGCCCGGCCAGCGCCCGACGGCTGCGGCCATGCGCCGCAATCAAGCGCCGGCGCGGGTTTCCGGGCTTTCTGAATCAGACTGATTAGCTGTTTTTAGCCTTGAGTGCGGCAATCTCATCGCGCGCCGCCATCAGCTGCTTTCCAGCCTCAATGGCGTAGGTGCGCCATTCGTCAACGCCGTGCTCAAGCCAGTCCATGCGGTCGTACACGGCATCCTTTTGCACCAGCTCGTGCGGCTTGCCAGCGCTCAGGCCTGTGTAGGCGTGAGGGTCTGATGTAACCAAGTCGGCGCGCGCCGGGTGCTGCCATGCGACCGTCGGTATCGGTTCGATGGTGTGTGCGTTCGGCGGCGTCCATCCCCGATCCACAAGGCGGGTGCGCAGGGCGTGGTCTGTGTCGATGCTGTCGATGTGGACCCATCCACCGGTGGACGGATGCGGTGGGATTCCGCCAAGCGCGGAGGATGCTTTGCGGTGCGCAGCCAGGCGGGCCGAATCGCTGTTGGGGTCGATTTGTGAATTCATGGGTGCCTTTCTTTGAAAACCATATTTTGCATCAAAAATGATTAGCTGTGTGCGCAATGCTGTCGTGAGGCGAAAATCGCGCGCATGAAATCTCCGCTCGCCTTATTCTTCAAAGCTCACGTTGGCCCGTACCTGCGCGGTGGTCGTATGGTCAACTTGGACGGCTACCAGGGACGCGCGGCGCGCGCGGTGGCCAGCCCTGGGCAGATGGGGCTGTTTGGCGAGGGTGGCAATCGACACGCTGAACATCCTCCTGCGGCCGAGCCAGAAGCGCACCCGCACGCCACTGAGACACCGGAGTTCAAGGAGTGGAGCGGCGGGCTCCCGCTGATCAAGCAGGGTGACGAAAACTTCGGATCCCGTGGGGTCTACGTCGCCTATCACGCGACGCCTCACGAATTCAAAGAGTTCAAAACCGGCGGGGTGGATTCCAGCATCAGTGGAAACGCCATTTGGGCGTCACCGTACCCTGATCACCAGGCAGCCTCGCACAACATCCATAACCGCGCGGGGTTCAAGGATGGCGTGAGGGTGATGCCGATCTATGTTCGTCTCAGCAGGCCACTGCTGATCGATGACATGGATACGCTTAACTGGGCTCGCCAGACATTCGCCGATGGCAGCATGGAGTTTCCACAGATCATGCCGAAGAAGTGGGCCGACGAGGTTATGCGCGATGGCGAGTACGACGGCATCGTGTTCGATGGCGAGAAGATTTTCGGACGCGGCAAGGACAACGAGATCATCGCCTTTGATCCGAGGCAGATTAAATCTGCCATCGGCAACAACGGCAAATTCGATCGCAACAATCCGGACATCACAAAGGCCTTGCCGATCGTGTTTCTTGGGACGCCTGAAGCGCCCTAGTTGCGCCCGGGCGCAGCGCCGGCCGCCTGAAACCCAGCATCTACGCGGGTTCAGGCCTTCCGGTATTCAGCTTGATCATCTGTTTCATCGCTGAGCCCGTCGCCTTCGCAGTTCGGGCAGCCGTGGCGCCCCAGCGCATCCTGGTCGAACGGGTGGCCGCAAAACTCGCATGGCTGTACTGGTGGCGTGTCCATGCCGCGATGTTACCCGTGTTGCAGTCGTGAGCTGACAATGCCGTCATGATCAGCACGCCGATAGCACTTTTCTTCAAGGCCCACATTCGGGGCTACACGCGCAAGGACGGCACCGCCGTTCGACCGCATGAAGACAGCCGCCAGGCGTCGCTCTTCGATGCGCCGGCCGCACCGTCGCCGAGCGCTTCGAC